TTTGCACGTTGTACACTATTTAACCCTTTAGCTATTAACCTGCTTTGCGGGGCATTACCAAATATCCGACTCCAATCCATTTTGATAATGTAGTGTTCTATTGGCTTGAAAAATTTGCCAAATGCGATATTGAACTCAGGAGTGCGGGCTTGAATAGCCCTACAGTCTTTAGATTCCCCCTCGACTGGTTCAATCTTAACAAACATCTTAAGTCGACCATACCTCTCTATGAAACCATAGCGAGTTAGGTTACTAGCCGCGTAGATATAGATCTTCTTCTTACCAGGTATCTTAACCGCATCCAGAAAGGCTTGCGTGGATAGCTTCTCTAACTGGTTGTGGATACCAAATAGGTTCAATCTATTACCGATTTCGGACATTTGTTGTTGTCCCGCATCTGTCGGCAAATAAGTCGGTGTCAAGACACGATTGTGCAGTGCTACCGCCTCATTACAGATGCAGGTCCTATGAAAATATGGGGTGTATAAATTAAGAACGGTCGCCACCGTTCTTGGCTTGGGAACAATCCACACCACTTGATTGTCCTTAACACAGCCTGGGCCAGGAACAGGCCACTTGACGTGTCCACGCTTGTCACTTATTGGTTTAAGTGTGCGTCTACAAGCGCAAACAGTCCTGCTCCCGACCAGGCATACCTAATGTGTTCCTTGGGGTAAGGTAGGTTCCGGTGCTATTAATTCACCGAAAGTGCTCTCACCCCTAAGCCACAGCAGTACGCGGGCTGTTACAGATCGTTTGAGATATCTAGGGTCCACTAAATCTTCGCTGTAATACATCATTCCATGTGTATCCCTATTCTCAATCCTCATAGCGATACTAGACTGGATTATCTGGTTCGCGAGGCGGTTTTGTATATTATCTGGAGGACGAACGCCTACTGGCAATATATCATCGTAGTCAGCGATGAATTTCATAGGATTTCTTTCATATTCGGCCGTAAGCGTGTCCATGGACTTATCGTATGTTTCTAAAATGGCAGAGTTCACAACGCTCTCTATGCTAGGTCGGTCATCCTCAATAGGATCCTCCTTCTTACTCTTGTCGTCCTTCCGTTTAGGCCTGTGTTGTCTCACACCTTTAGGAGCAAATTTTTGCTGTTCCGGCGTGAGCTTACCTGTTAAACGGTAAACAGTTATTGCTTCAATTGCGAGCTCAGCTTTTTCAGCGACCATAATCTTCTTACAAGCATCGCGCAATCTAGGCATTTCATTGAACCACCCAAGTAGTTTTCCCCTAGCTATCACATCGTAGTCCTCATCAAGAGGGTGATGTTGCATCTTACCATAAAGTTGGTGTACCAACCATGTCCCTTTCATTTCTACTGGTAGGTTCTTAGCCCTCCACTTACCAGCAGCCCTCTTTGTTTTCCGACGATCTGATTGGACTCTAGCGTTATCTGTTCCTCTAGCTTCTTCAAGCTCGATTTTTACATTTCTAGTGCATTCGACAACTGATTTGGTGGCTTTCCAAAGAGCAGTGCCTAGAATAGTTCCGATAGCTAGTGATACGAAAATTGGCATGTTGTAATACGATATGGTTTAAGTTTGTGGTGTTTAAAGGCCACCTGCCTAAGACACTGCTCCTCCAACGCAGTGCATCGTGTAACCACCTGAAAGCGGTTCCCACCCAGTTACATCCTGGAATGTGCTACCTCTGTTGTTACGTGTCATTATTTCAAACACCAACCCGCCAAATGGTGGGCCCGAGAAACGCATCGCCTAGGCTCCTACTTACACCCGAAATGCTACACTACGTGAAACACTCTATGGGTCGCCTAGGGTAAGTTAACTCCGGTCCA